CGTCAACAAAGTTACCATCAGGAAGAGTAGTTGGAGTTTCACCATCAACGCCACCTTGAGCTGAACCCAAAAGAGCTTGGTCAAGGATGATGTCTTCCTGGCGAAGGAACTTATTCTTCATGATCTGCAACTTAGCAGCACGAGGATCAACTCCCATCTTACTTACGTCAGCCCAATCCATGAACTGGCCGTCTTGGTAAGATACACGAGATGTCCGTCTACGGCTGTAGTCGATGTCTGATACGGGTGAGTCCCCGAAACGATTGACAACCTTTGAAGGTAGGCCGCCACCTGCTGTGCGTTGGTAAACACCTTCTTTACGGAACAGATCGCCAGTAGCAAGCTGTACGTAAGGACGAAGTTTACCGCCTTTGACTTCAACCGTCTCACGAATAGCACGGTCAAAACCAATCACGTATGTATTGAGCAAATTTCCTGCTCCCATAATAATTCTCCGTTAAGTAATTAATAATCAGTTTTAGTCGGCTCTGAGTGTCCACACCATGTGGGTCTAGCCTAATATTAGGTTCTCACCTTAGATCATCGTACAGGCTCTTGCGAGGTATCCGTTTCAAATCTGACAGCCTTATATAAAACTATTACAATCTTGTCAAGATAATATTAATAATTATTAAACTGAATCTCTGCTTGTTTTTCTAGCAACTGCGCTCGCTCACGTAGAAGACTCTGATAAGTTGCATCAGAAGTGTTTGGGTGTGCGTATAGTTTGCTATCAAGTTCAGCAAGTTGATCGCTAATAGTATGAATATTATCCATAGTTCGAGCTTCAATAACTTCATCGTTATCAAGCAACGGTACTACATTCTCAAACCAGGCCTTTACGAACTCTGGATTGTTAGCAATAGTAGGGTCGTCTTTGAACTCGCCTAGACCTAGAAAGTCTAATGAGTTTGCTACTTTGGCTAAGTTGTAATCGTACTGATCACCTTTCCACTCATTGCGTAGTGCAGTCTCAGCCTCGTGTAGTTGCGCTTCGTACTCTCTATCAGAGTCACCTAATGACTGGCCAACCTTTTCTAGCTCCCAATCAACCAGAGCTTGTGCTGCTTCCTTAGACAAACCATTCTCGTAAGCAAACTGCTTAAACTCGTTGATTCGCTCTTCGTCAACATCAATCCCTTCGGGTGCGTTGTAGGTGATCTCGTATTCATCTGGCGATGAACCGATGCCCATTAGTTCGTTGCGCTTTGCAATATCAGCTTCGTTTTCTGATGCCCAGAACTCTTCAGCTTTGCGTCCCGCCATACTTTGTGCGTTGATAGCACCTTTGACTAAGTCGACAGGATTATCGTATTTAGACCAGATTGAGTGGTTACCCAACTCGTCTGGTAGTGACTCACGCCATGATTGATTAAACTTCCCATCATCCGTGAGAATATCAACAGGCTGTGTTGCAGTTTCCTCAACTGAGGGTGCTTCGACAGGTGTCTGTTCTTCCATGTATTACCTCTTTGGTTAGTATTTTGTCATAAGGGTCTTCTTTTTCTTCTTACCCTTTTTAAGAGCCTTTAAATCTGCACCAGTAATTTTATTACGTGGCTCAGCTACAGCAGCCATTTTCTTCTGCTTGCTCGAATATTTTGAATACGGCATTTAGCACCTCCATTTCCGTAACGCTAAGGCCTTGCGTGTTGGTCTACCTTTTGAGTCTTTCATCGGGCCTTTGACTCCACTCATTCTGGCGCAAAAAGATTTACGTCTCTTCGCAGCCTTACTACCTCTTTTAACTTTACCAGTTACAGGTGCTTTCAAGTTACTACCAGTCTTTCGATTGTAGTAAGCTCTACCTTTAGCTGATAAACCTCCAGATGGGTTCTTATGCTCTTTACGCATAGACACACCCTTTTTCTTAGAAAGCAAGGTTCGTTTGGGCATTCTCTTCTCCTAACTCTTGTTGAAAACTCACTTCTTCTAAATCCCAATCTGGGTCTTGATTTAACAGACGCTTGAAGTTCTTGTATGCTCTATTGGGGACTTGTGTGAAATATTTACTAGAAGTAAAGTCACCCTTTGCAAAATTTTTATACTGCAACTCGGAAGCCATTCTCCGGGTATGAA